TTTTGAAGCTTGGCTTGATGCAATGGTTATGGCAGGTAGATTAAAAAGTATTAATCCAGTTACATATTTTAAGAATAGACAGAAATTCATCAAACCTAAATGGGTAACACCTGCAAGAGAGTGGGTAGATCCTTTTAAAGATATGAAAGCAATAGAGATGGAGTTGAAGCTTGGACTTATTACGAAAAGTGAAGTAATGGCAAGCAGAGGGAAGGATTATGAAGAGGTATTGATGCAACAGAAGAGAGAGAAAGAGCTTGAGCAAAAAATTTTAGGAGAGGAAAATGCCAAAGAAGTACAAAATTGAAGGGCAGGAGATCCAGCGTAGAGCATCTCCAAATTTGTCTTTGATAGATGAAGAGGCAAGAAAAATCCCTTTTATCCTCATCTCGAAAGAGAATGAAGGGGAGAGGGTTGATTGGTGGACTGGTGATACATATATAGAAAGACTTGATGTATCTGGTGCCAGTTGGGATAGGTTAACTACTTTTTTCAAGGATCATAATCGAAGCGTAGATAGTGCAATAGGTCGGGTAGAAAATGTACGCATTGAAAATGGAGAGCTGAAGGCTGATGTAGTCTTTGGTTCAACTCCAGATGCTGTAGCAGTGTTTGAAAAATATAGAGACGGGATTCTTACGGATGTTTCCATTGGCTATAGAGTAAATACAGTGACAATTGAAGAAAGAAAAGATGAGCCTGATATGGTGACCGTTACTGATTTTGAGATTAGAGAACTAAGTGCAGTAGGTATCGGTTTTGACAAAGGTGCAACTATTGGAAGAAATTTAGAAGAAGGAGTAAATATGCCACCAAAAGAGATTATGGAAAGAATTAAAAAACTGGAGACACTTAAAGAGCGAAGTGAAGAGCAAGAGCGTGAACTTGCAGACCTTAAGGCAATGGCAAAGCAAGAAGAGGATAAAGCTCGAAAGCTTGAAGAGGAAAATGCAGAGTTAAAGCGAAAAGCAGAAATTAATGAGCTTGCAGTTGCTTATGGTGCTGATGCTGAGACGGTACGAAGCTTTATTGAAGATAAGACAAAAACAAAGGAAGATTTTTTGAGACACTTGCTTGATGAAAAAACAAAACAACAACCACGTGTATTTGCTGGACGACATGCTGATGAGACACACGGTGAGATGATTCGTGCTATGGGCGATGGACTTCTTTTACGTCTTGGATTTAGTAGCGACAATATTCATCAAGATGCTGATATGTTCCGTGGTATGAGCGTTCAAAATATGGTAAGAAAGATTGCAGGATTACCGCTTGAAGCAAGTGAGAGTGATCTAGTTCGTGCGATGACGACAAGTGATTTCCCTAAACTACTTGCAAACGTGCAAAACAAAGTTATCCAAGATTCATTTGCAAGTGCGCCTGTTACTTTTAGAAGCTGGACACAAGCAGTTGATTTTAAAGACTTTAAACCTCGTACTGAAGTACGTAAGGGGTCTTTTTCATCTGACTTTAAAGAAGTCCACGAGCTTGGACAGACTACATATAAAGAAAAAGGCGAAACTGGTCTTACCTGGTCTATTAAGAGTTATGGCGCACGATTTGCATTTAGCCGACAGTTGCTAATCAATGACGATCTTGGCATGTTTGTAGATGATTTGCGTGATATGGTTGAGCAGGTTGCAATTTTCCAAAATCGCCACGTTTACAATCTATTGGAGCGTATTAATGAGTACAAAGATTATGTAATGGAAGATGGTAAACCTGTATTTGATGCATCTCATAAAAACTATGATGAAACTGGTGCTTCACTTTCAATAGATACACTTTCAGCAGCACGCACTAAGATGATGCGACAAAAAGACTTTGATGGTAAGCAACTGCGCATTATTCCAAAGCATCTCATTGTACCACCTGAATTGGAGGTTACAGCTCGACAACTTCTCAATTCAACAGCAGATATTTCAGCTCAAAATGCTGGAGTTGTAAACCCGGTCAAGGGTCTTTATAACATTATCACAGATATGGAACTGACTGATACTAAAGCTTGGTATCTAGCTGCACCTAAAAAGACTATCAAAGTCGGCTACTTACAAGGAACTGGACGACGACCTATTGTAGAAGAGGTAAATAGAAGCAATATCAATGGTATCGAGTATGAGCTTGTTTTTGATTTTGGCTTGGTAGTAGAAGATTATCGTGGTCTTTACAAAAATAACGGTTAAGGAGTAAAAGAATGGCTAAAGAAGCATTTATTGTAATGAAAGATGATCGTATCCCTATGACGTTAACATCAGATGTAGAGGTCGGGGATGTGATCCAAATTGGTACTGATATGATTGGTATTGCTGGTACAAGTGGCTTAACTGGTGAAACAATTACAGTTTATGTAGCAGATGCAGCTGTAGAGATTGAAGCTGCAACTGAAGATGAGATTAAAGTTGGAGATAAGCTCTATTTTGATCACATTAATCGTGTTTTGACTATTAAGGCAGATAATGGTGCAGACATTAAATACAATCCAGCTGGACATGCAATAACTGCAAAAGATGCAGATATATCAGGGACAGTTCAGATCCTTTTAAATAGATAAGGATAGTAGATGTTTGTTAAGCTAATTAAAGCAACAATTTACAAAGGCAAAGTCTATAAAGAGGGCGATATTATCGAAGTTGGTCAAGACCTTGCAAGCAAGATGATTCTTGCTGGTAAGGCGGTCTCTTCAACGCAAAGAGAGTTTGAAGAGTGGCAAAAGCAAGACACTGTGGAAGATTTTGAAAAAATGACCGTCGAAGAGCTAAAAGAGAAGTGTGAAGCACTTGGATTAGAAGACTATAAAAACAAGAAAAAAGCTGAATTGATTGACCTTATAAAACAAGTAGAGCAAGGGCAATAAGTGGCTTTTAAAGATCAGGTTTTAAGGGATTTGGATATATTTCTAAATCCCGATGAATTTGCAACAAAAGTAATAGTAGATGGTTTAGAAGTCAATGGTATTATCGATCTTAAAGATGATGCCGTGCTAGATGGTGATTATAATGCTACTGTTAAGACTATTACTCTAAAGAGAGCTGATGTGCAGATATTAAAAAACGGTTCAATCATCACTATTGACGATGAGCCGTATGTTGTGATTCATATTTTTCATAAAGACCCTTTTGTCATAAAAGCTTATATCTCAAAAGATACTAGACCTCGTTTTTAGTACACTATTTTTTTTCTCTCAAATCTTCTAAACTTCACTTATGCGAAGACAAATAATCATTGATAACCTAAAAAACAGACTAAAAACTATTGAGTGGAAGCCTAATCTTTTTGAGTGGCTTGTTTCACCACTTTCACCAAGTGATCTACCTGCAATTATTTTAAAAGATACTGATGATCAAGTAGATTCAGAGCAGGCTAGTGGTTCAAGTAGCCACTCTTTAAAAATTGAAATTCTTTTATTTGTTTCAGATGAAGCATTAACTCCTAAATCTTTACGAGAAAAGATCCTAGATGTTCTTGTTGTTATTGGTAAAGAATCAGCAGAAGGTGAAGACCTTGGCGATTATATCTCTTTTGATTCTGTAGAGATAGATTTTGAGCATCAGGACCAAATGGTTGGAATGGCACAAATTGAGGTAACAATTAAATATTACACTGAAAAATGGAGCATATGATGATACCCATTGCTGGAATTCTTGTAGAAGCAGGAATGAGCCTTTTAGGCAGTCTTATTGATGTAGGTGAAGAAAAAGCAAAAGAGTTTATAGAAGAGAAAACAGGAGTTAAACTCAAGTCCAAAATGACTTCTGAAGAGTTGGAAAAGCTAAAAGAGTTTGAGGCTAAAAATCAGGAGCTTTTGCTCAAAAAAAGAGAGATGTATCTACAAGATCGAGCAAATGCTAGGAATATGCAAGTTGAGGCACTTCGACAAAGTGATAAATTTTCCAAGCGTTTTATCTATTACTTTGCCATATTTTGGAGTTTGGTAGCTTCAGGTTATGTATTTGGAATTACTTTTCTTGATATACCTGTAAAAAATGTAAGGTTTGCAGACACAACACTTGGCTTCATGCTTGGAACTGTTATAAGCGTAATCTTAGGATTCTTCTATGGTAGCTCTGAAACTGGAGGCAATAATGCCTGATTTGTCTACTTTTATGGAGATTGTTGTAATTGCAATAACTGCTGCAGGTGCGATCTATGCAATGCGTGCAAGGCTAGATAAGCTTTTAAAAGATTTTGAAAAAGTTGAGACTCGAATTGAAGCTGCATTCCTACGAATAGATGAAAATAAGAATGAGAGTATTTCAGTGCAAGAGAGACTGCATGCATTAGAGCATAGAGTAGATACGCTCAGTGAAAAGAGTATTACAGATAAAGATATAGAGAGAAAATATTTACAGATTCAGATTTTTGAAATGCATGAAAAACATATTAATGAACGTTTTGCAATAGTTGAGAGAAAGCTTGATGAAATAAATACAAGCATTAAAGATATTGTGGAGTATCTAAAAAAATGAGTCAAGAGTTGCTTCGTCGTATAGCAAACATTGTGCAGGTTGGCACAGTTACAGAAACTAAAAGTGATGATGGTTTAGCACTTGCAAGAGTTAACATCTTAGGTCGTGTAACAGACTTTTTGCCCGTTGTAATGATTAGCAACTCTTTTATGAAAGTATGGATGCCAATACAGGTAAACGAGCAGGTGCTTGTAGTCTCTCCTTTTGGAGAGGCAAACAGCGGTTTTATTATCCCAAGCATCTATCATAGAGGGAACAAAGAGCCAGAGGGCAGTACAAGTAAAAACACCATTGTGCAAATTGGCAATGTAACTTTTGAATGTGATAGAGAGTCTGTAAAAGTTGATGCAAAAAATTTCAAACTTGATTTTGACGGCAACCTGACAATAACAGGAAAGATAACAGATTGTGAGGGTGATCTAACCTACCATGAACATGATGTTGATTGTAAAACATGTGTAGCACAGCCTAGACCGTGATTTGATGGTGCGCACTAAGCGGGCGGTGCGCACTCTCAAGTCCCGCAAAAAAAATTAAAAGGAGAGCCTAATGGCTTATGACTTGGAAGATCTCAAACGGGTAGTTGAAGATACTGAGAAGTTTTTACAAATTCCTGATGTGTCTTTGACTGAGATTCAAGATAGAGTTAACAATCTATCTGACATTTTAAGCGCATTTGCAAGCACTTACAACACAACATTAGAGAGCAATAGAGATGATTTCAATGCTCTTGTTACGAGAGTACAAGAGGTTGCTAACGAGCTTGATGTAAAAGTTACCGAGGTTTCTACTGCACTAAGTGACCTTCATAGCCTAAGTGATGAAGAGATAGCACAACTTCAAGAGAGTGTTAATACGCTAAAGAGTGTAACTGAGAGCCTTGATGTAACCATCTTGGAAACTATCGACTTAGTAGCTGATGAAGTAAATGCAATGAAACGCACTGCTTTTTTTAATATCACAGTAGATAGTGCAGATGGAACTAAGCAGATAGATGTCACCTCTTTTGGCTTTGAAGATACAAACTATGCGGTTATGGCTAATATTGAAAATGACTGGATGGTACAGCCAATTATTAAAGATAAAACAAAGGATAGTTTCAAAGTTGCACTAGTCGACCGACGACACTTTGCTGATTATGAAATATATAAAGATTGCAGCGGTGATGGTGATGCGGTTAGCGTTAACATTATGATTGCATTCAATCCAAAAACGCTAATTAGTAAAGTGGTTAATACTGAAAACAGTTCGGTGACAGTGGGAAACTAACAGGTAGCGTTAGTGCCGTAGCTTATGTAGTGTGGAGTGTGTGAATGTCAACAATATATGAAGAGTTTCAAAGATTAAGGGCAGAAGTAGATAGCCTGAGAAACCTTGTAGTAAACGTTGAATTCTCTACTCCTGGTGTATCTCCCGTAGTTACTAATACTGCGGGAGATACATACATTATTGATGTAGCTGAAGAGATTAGAAGAGTCTTGATAACCAAAAAGGGAAGTATTCCTATGAATCCAGAATATGGAAGTGAGCTTTACAAACTTAGAGATAGAGGCTCAAATGATGAGACAAGACTAAAAGCGATCTCATATACCTTTGAGGCTATTGATAGATGGGTAAACAGAGTCAGATGCAAAAAGGTAGATGTGATTGCTTTAAGCTATGACGAGTTTAAGCTAAGGATAGAAGTTGAACCTGCCTGATTTGTTAGTAGAAAAAAGCTATGACGAGATTCTGAGTGAATGCTTAGAAGTTGTTAAAAAGCTACTACCTGATTATGTGCCAAGTGAAAGCGATGATGTAATGCTTGTTTTAAGAGCATTTGCATATCGTGAGCTTTACTTAAGAGAGTTTTTTAACGACCTTGCAGGCGGTTTTTTTCTACTAACTTCAACTGCCAATGATTTAGATAATCTGGCTGAAACTTTGTATGGGCTTTACAGATTACCAGGAAGCAAACCTTATGCTGATATGGAATTTAGCTTAACTACTACTTTAGATGTAGATGTATTAATTCCTACCGGTTTTGAGCTAACAGATGAAACTTCTACTTTTAGATCAAAGCTTTTAGAAGATGTAGTAATCAAAGCTGGTGAGCTTAAGGCTCTAGGAGTGGTAGAGCTGCAAAGTGAAGTATCAAGCAGTGATATAAAGACTGAGATTCAAGTTTCACCTTTACCTTATGTTCAAGTTAAACAGCTGAATGATTTTATAAATGGAAGCAATCCTGAAAGTGATGATGAGTTTAAAGCAAGAATAAGAGTATCGCTTGCAGATAAAAGCACAGCTGGAAGTGCAATGACATATAAAAGCTATGCTCTAAAAGCTGATGAGAGGTGTGAGGATGTAAATGTTTTATGCCCATCTGCTGGGGTGGTTGATGTTGTTTACTACTCAAAATATGCAGATGAACTTATGCAAGAGAGAATAGAAACTGCACTAAGTGCTGAAGATGTAAGACCTCTAACAGATAAAGTACAAGTCAAAAAAGCCAATGAGATCCACTTTGATTTAAAAGCACATCTAAAAATTAAAAATGGTTTAGATAGTAGTTTGGTCTATCGTGAAGCTATAAATAGTGCTACTGCAAGATTTAGCAGCTTAAAAATAAAAGAGAGTGTAACTGTAGCACAGATGATAGATGCCTTAATGGTTGATGGTGTTTTGGATGTTGTTTTAGAAAGTGTTCCTATAGAGCCAGATGATTACTCTGTAGCTGTACTTGACAATGTAACTCTTGAGCTTGAGGTGATGCAATGAGTTGCGAAACCTTACTACCTACAAATATAGATGAAAAGCTAAATGTACTTGATTTAGTTGGTTGTGAAAGAGTAGAAGAGTTAAAAAATGCAATAGAAAAGGTAGAAAAGTTTAACGATCCACTAACTATAGATGAAGAGTTTTTAGAGCTACTAGCAGATGAATTTGAGGTTCAATTTTGGTCTCCAATAGTAGAGCTTGAAAAGAGAAAGCTCATAAATGCAAGTAAAGCTTACTACAGAAAACTTGGCACTGTTTGGGCTATCAAAGAGGTTTTAAAAGTTTTAGACATTGAGAGTCGTTTGGCTGAGTGGTTTGACTATGAAGGTGAGCCATACCATTTTAAAGTAGTTTTATCCCCAGTGAACAAAGAACAAACATTTGATGAGAATGAGTTCAAAAAGATTGTTGGTTTAATTGATAGTGTCAAGAATGTAAGAAGTGTTTTGGATGGATTTGAGTTTGAACTATTTTTTGATGAAGAGATAAAGGTTTATAGTGGATTTGGCGTTAAACCAAAGATTGATAAAGATGTAAGTTTAGAGCTTAGTGGGCAATGTTTAGTTAACAGTATCGATAGTGCAGTATTTAGCACACAAATAGATAGAGATGCAGAGGTAGATAACAGTTTTAAGTGTTCATTTAGCAGTATTCAAACTGGTGTTATTAAACCAAAGCTAGATAGAGATGCCAGTTTAGAGTTTAAGCTAGATAGTTTAGTTAATAGCTGGCGGTCAATGGTATTTAATAGCCAGTTAGCAAGAAACATAAATATAGAAAATAAGTTCAATTCTGAATTTTTTAACTTCCAATTCCAAACTTTTAACTACAAAATCTCAAAAAATTTAGAGGCAAAGAATGAGTTCAATTCAAATATCCAACATTCAATATCCAATATTCAAAATTTACGAATCTCATCCCCCCTAAATCTCACAATGGAGGTAAAAAATGAATCCAACATGCAAGGAGCAGTAGTATGGCAGGTTTAATGTTGTTGCCCAGCGAAGAGGGCTTGGAGCTTTTAAAAGAAGACTTGAAAGAGAATCTAAAGTATGCAGTACTTTTAGATGAAGACAAGCAAGAGATAAAAAGATATGAATTTAGCAGTATTTATTATGATGAAAACACTGTTTTAACAGCACTTTTTGAAGTGCCTATTAATGAAAATCTAACTACCCCGATGAAGTTTTTACGGGTAGAAAATACAGATGGAGTAGTCATAAGTGAGGGTGAAACTCCTGAAATAACTTTTGTTGTAGGTGTTGGCGGTGTACAAACTTTGAAGTTTGCAGTAAGTGGGGAGGCTGGTGAAATAGTATTTAAAAATAGTGACTATGTGACTAGTGTTGAGCTAGAAGAGCTTTATTTAGGAGCAATTGAGGCATTAACTGCAAAAGTGATGCAGCTTGAAAAAAAATTAATTGAAGAAGGAGTAATTAATGTCTAGTTTAGAACTTTTGATACAAAAATCTACTGAGCTTTTAGAAAAGTATGATAATGCTAGAGTTTTATTGGAGCAAGAATCGCAAGAACTTTCTAAAAGATTAGAGTTGGAGACTAGTGATAGTATTGAGCTTTTAAGAAAAGAGATAGAGGTGCTTAATGTAGATGGAACAATCAATTTACTCAAAGAGGAGACTAATAAAAACCTTCAAGCATTAGAAGAGAGAAGTAGTGAGATTGTAGTAGCTATAGAGGAAAAGCTAAAAAACCTTGATATAGATAAAATTATAGCCGATTTTAATAACCAAGCAACACAAATTATCGATGAGATCAAATCACAGACAAACAACGGTTTACTAGATTTTATAACTATTAGCTCAAAAACGATTAAATGTAATTTCAATAGCTATTGTACAAGTGGATCTAGTACCTATAGTTCTTTTATAAAAGTAGATGATAATAGATTTGCAATAGCAAAACTTCTTTATAATTCTACACAAAGAACAACAGAAGCAACATTAACACCATTTGAGATAGATGTTAATGGAAATATTGTAAATATAAAAACTCCAACACAGCTTTTTTATAACTCTAGTTATGGTGGTATATCTACAACACAGTTTTTTAGTGTAGATGGAACAGGAAAATTATTTGCATATGGAAATAATGCTTATCCTGGACAAAGTAGTCATAAGTTTGGTTACTTTTATGGAAGAGTAGATGAAAATAATAATGTTACTAATGTAGGAAGTGCAACAAATACAAGTTACCACCAATCAAATGGACAGTATGGTGGGATGTTAGATAGTGAAGGTGATGGGTTTTATGCACAGGGGAGTTCCTATGATCAAGGTGATTCAAAAAATAGACATATCCGTATAGACTACTCAGGGGTAACACCCAATTTGAGTGTTATAAATCCAAGTAGTGATACATCTACAGGATATAGTGCAAGGATTATCTCCCAAAAAGGAGTAAGCAATCCAAATATTGTGGGGATTATCCACTATAGAACAAGTTCAACATCTTATTATGAACGAGCATACAATAATTCAGGAAGTTATACCAACTACTCTATTAATAGTTGGGATAGTAATATGATCGCATTTGTTCTTTCCAATGGGAAAGTACTTAATATTGGTAGTGGTAATAGTGGTTATAGAGCCGTTGTTTATAATGCATATAATCAAAGAACAGTGTTAAATGAGTTTGAATTAGATCCAAATTACTTCTATCCATACTGGTCAGCCGGGCAAATCACCAATGTAGGTAAAGATACATGGTTAGTTTATAACTACAGTTCAAGAATACTTTTTAGCTTCCATATTGATCCAGATACCTATAAGATAACCGTTATCGATAGTGCTTTAGTAGGTATTAGTATTGGAAGTAGCTCTCAGACATTTGTAAAAACAGCTGGTGCAAACCACGAGTTTTTAGTGATTGTCCCAGCAATGAGTAGTAACTACCAGTTTGTTAAAGTTGTAAAAAATCCACTTAAAATGACATTAGGAGAATAAAATGAGAAGAGAGATCACACTATTAAATAACTATTTAAAAAGCGAAAGTGATGATGCTACAAAGGAACTTTTAAAAAATGCAATAGAGCTTTATAAGCAAGGACAACAACCATCGCTTCCTATAAGAATTGAAGCTTCATTATTGCTTGGAAGTAACGAGCTTTTGTCAGATGATACAGACTTTAGCTCTGATGAGTTTAAAGCAAAAATAAAGTTTGCAAGAGAGCAGCTAAAATATTTACCTATTGAAGAGCATATCTACTCTTTTTATAGCGAAAAGAAACAAGCTCAAGATGCAAAATGGGTTGATAGTTACTCTACAAAGCTAAAAGCAGCAGGAGTTATTGATTTGGAGTCAAAAATTGTAGCAATGACAAAATCTTTTTTAGATGGTGCAACACTTGATGAAGTATTAGCAGATGTTGATGAATCGCAAAAAATATACTTTGAAAAACTTGTAAAAGTTGCTATTCGTACTCAATGGGCTGAAGATTGTATAAGAGAGGGTATAAGTGCCATAAATGAAGGTAGAAAACCCGAGTATCCAGAGTATCCTTTGTGAGGGTATGAATGAAAGTAACGCTTTATGCCCCCAAAGAGTACTGGGAGCTAGAAGTTAGCCTAAAAAGAAAAATATGTAATGGGTGTGGAGCTAAAGGAAGTAAGCTGAACTTCCTTATCCCGCAAGGAAGCTTTAAAGAGGCTTGCAACATACACGACTATATGTACCGTGTAGGAAAAACAGATGAAGATAAAAAGGTAGCGGATAGAGTCTTCATAAATAATCTTAATCGCATAGTTGAAGCTTCACATCCAACTACTAAACCGTTTAAGAAAGTGTTAGCTAAGAGCTTTTACTTAGCAGTTAAAAAGTTTGGTTATGAAGCCTTTTGGAGAGAGAAAGTTTATGATGGAATGGTAGGGAAGGAGATAACAGTATGAAGGTTAAATTTTTAAGAAACTTTAGCTTTAACGGTCAGCTTTTTAAAAAAGATGAAGTAGCAGAGTTTAGTGAAGTTGTGGTAGGTGAGCTTAAAAAAAGAGGTGTTGTAACAGATCAATTTAGACATGCCAAAACAACTAAAAAAGAGGTGAGAAATGAATCTTAACTTTGGTATCAATGGTGGTATTTCGGTTCAAGCTGCACGTCCGGTCATAGTAGATAGTACCACTCCTATTGGAGTAGTTGTTCCATTTAAAGATAAAGAGGATTTTATTGTCTTTAATAATGGTGATAAGTTTAAAGAGTTCTTGCAAGAAAATGGAAGCACAGATGATGACCTAGCTTACAAAACTGCGAATGCAATTGCACTACAAAATGTAAGCACAAAAATAGTTGTTAAGTTTGTAAAAGATGATGATGGAGTTAAAGATAACGTCTTAAACGGTCTTGATGTACTTAAAACTGCTCCATTTGATGAAAACATCTTAACACGTCCTAATCTTGTTATTTGTCCAGAATACTCATACGATGTAGATGTAGCTGCAAAGATGGATAGTTTAGCCGCTAAATTTAGAGCTACTGCAATTGTAGATGTAAATGCTGCAAATGAAGCTGAGGCGTTGAATTTTGCTGCAAACTTTGGAAGTAGATATCTACTTTTATATAGTGGTAGAAGCAAAGCAGAAGGATTAACTTATCCTACATCTGCATTAATGGCTGGGCATATTGCTTACTGGGATGCAGGCGGAGATAATGGTTTTGATGAGTTTGGGTATGCAAGAAGCCATTCAAACCGTGTAGTCAAAGGTGTAAGTGGTAGTGAGAGAACTATTGAATACTTTGATGGTGTTGATTGTGAGGCAAGAAGACTTAGACAAAATGGAGTAGGTGGCATAGTGCAAGATGTTGGCTGGAGAGCTTACGGATTTGAAACAACTGATATCGACCCTATTTGGCAGAGTTTAGAGCGGGTACGGGCGTTTTACAGATGGCTTGAAGCAGTTATTGCAGCAAATAAATGGGCTAGAGATAGAAGTGCAGATCAGCTTATTTGGGTTAAAAAGACCTGTAGCGAGTTTTTCAGAAAGCTAACTGGTGCAAAGATAGCATTGGGATATGAGATTTACCTGGATCCATATCGAAGCGATGTAACAGCTGGTAAGTTTACATTTGTGCTTAAAACTGCAAATATGCCGGCAATTAGAGAGCTTAATTTCGATCTTGTATTCAGTGATGATTGGAATGAAGCATTTATAGAATGGGTTAATTCAATTTAAGGGGTAAATGATGGTACAGAATCTTATAAATACGCTGGTAGGGCAGGAAGTCTTTGTTCAAGGCGTTGGTTTCATTGGAACTACTAAGGATATAAGCCTACCAAAGGTCAAGTTTAAACAAACAGATGTAAATGGTAGAAAAGTTGATACTGGAATGCTTGAACCGCTTGAAGCTAAGATAGAAGTTGGTGAGTACAATGCAGTGCTTTGGGAAGCGGTAAGTAAAAGAACACATGAGATAGCTACATTCGTCATTAAAAAGAGTGTGCGAGATAGAGCTAAAAAGATGGGTATATATGTAGAGATTGGAGCCTGGGTATCTGATCAAGAGTTTGCAGGAAAAATAGGTGAGGCAGATAGTATCGTGCTAAACCTAAATGTTCAAACATACAGACTTGAGGTAGATGGAAAAGAGATGTACAACATTGACATACCAAACTACATCTGCAAAATCAACGGTGTTGATGAGTATGAAGCTCTTAGAAGTCATATTATGTAATATTAAATAGGAGAAAATATGGAAAATATAAAAATCAAACTGGTTGAACCTGAAAAAATAGGGGATGAAGAGATAAAAGAGCTTGAGTTCAGAGAGCCTTTGGGAGCTGACCTGGAAGAGATTATGGGTGAGTTTAGCACTGGAAATAAAAAGGCAATTGGTAAAGCCTTAACCCAGTTAGCAAGTAATCTTGTAACTTCTCATCCATTAAGTGCTGATGATTTTAGAAAGTTTAAAGCTAAAAATTATATGGCAGTAATGAATGAGATGATGACTTTTTTGTACTAGACGGGGCTTTTTTGGCTCCGTTTGAGGATGCGGTTATATTTTTAATGAAAAATGGTTTTTCTTATGGAGAGATTTTGCAAATGAGAGTATCAAAGATAAAAGTTTACTTGCAAAAGCTTTTAACTTTAGAAGAAGAACAAGAAAGAAAATTGAGAGCAGCACAAAATTAAGAAGTGTTTGCTCTATATTTGTATTGATGCCAACAATGGTTGTAAGCAGCATTGCAAAAAAAGATAAAAGTATGAATTTCATAGTTTGATTATATCATAAAGGCTTAAGATGGAAAAACTTATGACTCTTGGGATTGTTTTAAGTGCGATAGATAGAGTCTCAAAGCCCTTGGCACAGATGAGTGAGGGTTTTGGAAATCTCTCTAAAAGCATAAAAGGTATTGATGCAACAACTTCATTTAATGAGATAAACAAGCTTGAAAAAAAGATCGCCTCTTTAAACTCTTTGCATTTTAAAATTAAATCAAAGATTGAATTGAATGACAAAGCTATAGTAAGCACTAAAAAGGCTTTAAGAGATGTTGAAAACGAGTTAAATCTTTTAAACAGAAAGAAAATAGATCTAAAAAAAGCTTTCGATAGTGGCAAAATTGGTGCAAAAGAGTTTGAAAAAGAGATAGAGAATATCGATAAAGAGATAGACGGACTAAATAATAAAAAGATTAGTTTAGATAAAGAGCTTCAAAGAGCTGAAGATGAGAGTAAAAGACTCTCAGATGAACTTAAAAGAACAGATAACTTAGTTGAAAAACTCTCAGATAAAAAGCTTTCACTTGAAGATGGGCTTAAGAAAGCAGAGGTAGCTTCAAAGGCTCTTAATAATAAGTTAAGAGAGACTGCTTCAAAAGTGGCTATAGTTTCTACAAAATTTTATGCTTTAGGAAGAGTTGTTACTTCTGCTTTTTCTCCAATGATAAATGCTTACAAAGAGATCGAAAAGGCTCAAGGTGATATAGCATCACTTGGTATTGATGAAAGTGGTATTGCAAAGATTACAAAAGCAGCTAAAGAGATGAGCAACCAGTATGCTGGAGTTACTGCACCTGAGTTCATTAAAGCAAGTTATGACATAAAATCTGGAATAGCCTCTTTAAGTGATGAGGGTGTGGCACAGTTTACTAAGTTTGCTGCAATGACTGCAAGTGCCACAAAGAGTAGTACAGAAGAGATGACAAAACTTTTTGCACTTGGGTATGGGATATTTAAAAAGTCAAATGAAAGTGATATAAAGTTTGGAGAGAGATTTTCTGCGAGTATAGGTAAGGCAGTTCAAGCCTTTAGGACTGATGGATCTGATTTGGTTCAAGGTATCTCAAATATCGGTGCAACTGCTAAATCTATGGGAGTAAGCTTGGCTGAAGAGCTTGCAATCATAGGTAAAGCAAAAGATGCTTTTAGTTCTGCGGCAGAAGCTGGGACCGGTTATAGAGCATTTTTAGCCGGAGCTGTAGGAGCACAGGAAAAACTGGGGTTGGTTTTTACAGATGCAGAGGGAAAACTTCTGCCTATGGTTGATATTTTAGAAACATTAAAAGATAAGTATGGTGATTTTGATGCCAATGAGATGGCTGAACTTAAAAAGGCATTTGGAAGTGAAGAGGCGGTAAAAATCATAACTGCACTCATCAATAAAACAGATGATTTAAAAAAAGCTAAAAAAGATTTAGAAAATGCAAGTTTAGCAGATGTAGAGGCTATGGCTAAGGCTAGAAATAGAGGAAAAGAGTTTGAGATACTGCAACAAAGAATCTCTAATCTTGCTGTTACATTTGGAAAGTTTTTAGCTCCTGCGGTAAATTTTGCAAGTGAAAAAATTGGGCAGTTAGCAAAGTGGCTTGATGGAGTGGCAAACAGTAGCTCTTTTGTGAAGTATCTTTTTTATGCAGTAGCTGGACTTGGATCTTTTGCTTTTGTGGCTGGGAGTGTTGGCATAGCTTTGAGTGCTGTGATGGCTGGGCTTAGTATGACAAATAGAATGCTTGGTATTAAAACAGGACTTTTAAAACTTGTAAGCTTATGGGAAAATAGACACTACATAACCACAATGCTAACTTCAGGAGCTCAAAAAGCAGCCGCCGCAACAACTGCCTTTTTTAGTACAGCTCTTAGTGGGTTAAATATACGTGCAAGAGCGTTGGCAGTTTTTGGAACTATTAGTTCATTCATAAGAGGATTTGGTATAGCAAATGCATTTGCAGCAGCTAAACAGTGGCTTTTAAATATCGCTATGAATGCAAATCCTATAGGGCTTTTGATTACAGGATTTGCTGCATTAGTAGCTGGTGTTGTTTGGGCTTATAATAAATTTGATTGGTTTAGAAATGGAGTAAATAGTGTATGGGAGTTCATAAAAAAGGTCTTTAGCTTCTCTCCTATTGGACTTGTTATAAAGGCTTGGAAACCAGTTTTTGATTGGCTTTCATCAAAGTTTGAATGGCTTGGTGGTGCAGTAGATAAACTTAAATCTATTGGTTCATCCATTAAAAACTTTTTTGGTTTTGGAGATGATGAGAAAAAAGATGATAAGAAAGAGAAAAAAGAGTCTAAAAGCTGGTTTAGTGGTTGGTTTGGTGATGATGAAGAGAAAAAACCAAGTTTAGCCAAAACTGCTAAAAAGGTAGCTACAGTTGCTACAGTAGGTGCAACACTTGCAACGGCTCAGCCAGTAGCAAAAAATGTACCTGCTTGGGCTCAAAAAAGTCCTGCACGGTATTTAAAATGGAAACAAAACCAAGAGAGAAAAAAGGTTTTAATAGAAGAATCCAAAAAAATAACCCCTAAGTTAGACATACCTACTATAGGTTTGCCTGTTACAAAAGAGAATCAAAAAAGAGTAATCCCAAAAGAAGAATTAACTAATATATTAAAAATGAGAAATGCTCTACTTGGTCAAACAAGTTTTGCAACTCCAAAGGTAAATATCCCTACCATAGCACCAGATGTTAAAATACCTCTTATCTCACCTGATATAAAAATACCTGCCATAGATTTATCAGTTACAAAAGAGAATCAAACAGTTCTAAAAAATATAACCAATAATGAAATCATAAAAAATTTCAAAACCATCCAGAACAACGAGAGTATAAAGAACTTCAAAGAGCTTACAAACCAAACAAAAAAGACAACTATAGATGAAGTTTTAAATAGAAGAGTTCAAACAAATGATTTAGGTACTACAACAAATAGCCAACAGACCAACGCACCAGTATCAAATACTTTTCATTTTACATTTGGGGATATAGTTGTAAATGCAAAGGATGGCAAAGTAGATGCTGAAGCACTCAAAGCACAAATCAAAGAGGCTATAGAGACCATAGAATTTGAGAAGAATCAAAGGAGCTTGAGCGATGTTATGTGATCTGGGTGGTGTTCTTTTTGAGGTAGAAAAACGAGAATTTGAAAAAATAAATAGAACACTTAGCTTTACTTTTGCAAAAAAAAGCAGATTAGGCAAAAACCCGACTTTTCAATCTGTAAATGGATATGAAGAGAGTTTTGAGATAGAAGGTAAGCTTATCTCAAAAAGCAATGGTGATCTAAAACCTATAGAAAGCTTGGCAAAGAAAAAAGAGCCGGTACGTTTGACTTTAGGAAGTGGAGAGAGCTTGGAAGTTATCATAGAAAAGATTAGCGAGGGAAGATCTTATTTTATGGATAATGGGCATTATGTAAAAAATGATTTTAAAATCTCATTGAGGGCATATAATGCGTAAAATAGTGTTAGATACCCAAAAGAGGTTAGACACAATAGTTTATGAAACATATGGAACATTGGATGTTTTTAAAGATGTACTAAAAGCAAATAAACATTTAAAAAATAAATTGATTTTAGATATTGGTGATGTTGTTATATTGCCTAATATTAAGATAGTCAAAGAGGTAAAAGAGGTGAGCCTATGGTAACACCTGATTTTAAAATCACTATAAATGGAAGTGAGTTGAAAACTGAGCCTGATTCAATTCAGTTGATAGATGAGAATGGTACTGCAACAGATGAACTGCAGTTAAAGTTTGATGGCTCTTTTAGCAGACCAAGCTATAAAGATGAGATAAAAGTATGGCTTGGATATAAAGAGAGTGGACTTTATTTTTGTGGTACCTTCCTGGTACAGACTACCACGCAAACTAAGCTCAGTCTAACAGTAAAAGCAACAAGTACAAATTTTACTGCCAATTTGAAAGAGAAAGTAAATATAAGCTATGAGAACTTAACACTGAAAGATTTAGTCAGCAAGATTGCCTCCAAACATGGTTTAAGAGTCAAAGCTGATTTTAGAGATGTTTTTTTAAAGCATATAAGTCAAACAAACGAAAGTGATTTACATCTTTTAGATCGTCTTGCAAAAGATTACAACGCAACATTCAATATCAAAAATAATACACTCATTTTCATTGAAAAAACAAAAAGTGATTTGCCTATTTTCTCTATTGATAAAGATGAAGCAGAAAACTACTCTTTGACATATGCAAATAAAACACTCTACAAAAGCGTTAAAGCAACTTTTAGAGATACAAAAGAGAATAAAGATATAGAAGTGATATATGGTAGTGGAGAACCAGTTTACCATCTTAGAGGTAGCTTTAAAAGTAAAGAAGAGGCACTAAAAAGAGCTGAGGGAGTTTTAGGATTGTTAAATAGCGGTACAGTGAAGGGTAGTTTGACTTGTACAGGTAGAAATATCATAGCTGGTGGTAAGCTAAGTTTTGATGACAGTGAGTATCTAATCAAAAGAGTTACGCATACTATTAATGGTAGCGGTTACAGTGTAAAAGTTGAATTTGAAAAATAGGAATGAAGATGACAGAGCTAGAAAAGATGTTAATTAGACATGAAGGAATGGAGCTGAAGCCTTATTATTGTCCAGCTGGTAAACTAACTATTGGGGTAGGACGTAATATTGAAGATAATGGTATTACTGAGAGTGAAGCTCTATATTTACTTAGGATGGATATTAGACGTTGTAAAAATGAGCTTAGGGAAATTTTTGAAGATTTTGACGATTTGCCAAAAGAGATCCAAAATGTTTTAGTGGATATGATTTTCAACTTAGGGAAATCTAGATTTTTAAAATTTAAAAAGATGATTGCAGCAGTTAAACATAGAGATTTTAAAAAAATGGCAGATGAGATGGAAAGTAGTGTATGGTATAGACAAGTTAAAAGTAGGGCTGAAGAACTTGTTGGAATTGTTAGGGGAGCTTAGTTAGACTCCCTTTTTAATGTCTCAAAAATATTATCAAGTAATGTTCCTGCTTGCTGGATTCTTACATTAGAATATCTTTTTGTAGTTGAAATATTTGTATGATCTAATACTTTTCCTATTTGTTCTAATGACGCACCCATATTTACACCTAAATATCCGATCATGTGTCGTAAATCATGCAGTCTCAATTTTACGCCTGATTTTTCTTTTATCTTTTGCCAATGATATTCAACTGCATAAGGTGATATATGAGTGCCTTCTTTTCTACCTCTAAACAAATACCCTGATATGATTTTTTCTTGCTTTATTAGAGTTAGCATCATTTTTTCAAGCATTGGAGTTAATGGATGCGTCACCGTTTTTCGCCTCTTGTTGTCTTCATATTTAATAATATAAACTTTTTCATTAAAGTCTATATTTTCAACTCTTATGCTCATAGCTTCGCCTCTACGTCTGCCATGCAAAAGTAGGGTAAAAAAACATCTGTATTTAGTGTTATCATAGTTTACTATCGCATCATAAACTTTTTTGCATTCCTCAATTGTTAGATCAAATTGTACTGAATTATCAAATTTTGGAATATCAACTCTAGCAGCAGGGTTTGGTAGGTCGTAATATTTGAAAAATGCACTTAGCGTGTCTTTAACATCTTTAGCAGTTTTTGGCTTGTATCCTTTGTTTAACATATCATCAACAATCTTTTGAATCATATGTCGTTTGATTGTATCTGCCTTTAAGTGACCAATAGCAGGGCTTATATGATTCTTATATAAATATGTATTGTTTTTCTTCCACCACTTAGAGAGCTTAGTACCACGGTCATTTAAATATTCAATAAACATATCATCCATTTTTTTAATTTGGGTGATTTCTCCATTTATGTATTCATCAATCAAACGCTCCCGTTCTAGTGATGCAGACTTTGCAGTCCATAACGGCTCTTTACCTATTGTGCGTTTATATTCTTTTCCATGTACCCAAAAGCGGACTTTGTAGTTTTTTTTACCATCAGCACCAATTACAAAATAAACACCTTCATACTTTGTTTTTTGCATATTATTTCTCCCTAACCGTACTGGTACGGTGAATTGGTACGGTATGATTTAAATAATATACAATAATGTGTAGAAAATAAAGTTTAAAAGTAGCGTGTTTATGGTATTATTTTGCAAGTGATTTTTTTAAGGTTAGTGATAGTTCACGGCTTACAGCCGTACCTTATAAATTTACAAAAGCCCTATATATCGGTTTTTATAGGGCTTAAGAAAACTTACTGGTACGGTGTTTGGTACGGTCAATAGAAATTTTTGGTATTTTGTTAGCTTCAACAAACTCTATTATATCACTTCTTTTATATAGCACTTTACCTTTTGGTTTATAGTAATCTATCTCACGATTTGATCGCATTTGGTTTTGAGTACTTTTGCTAATACCAAATTCTGTCTCTACTTCTTCTGGTGTCATAAATTCAGATAGATACTCTTTACGTTCTATACGCTCTAACATTTCTTTCAATGTTGGTATAGTTTGAATTGCTTCATCAAGACTCATGCTTATCCTTTTTACAATTGTTTCAAGTTGGTAGGACAAAGTTTTCCTCAGTAAGTGTTTAAGCCAGATGATTTGATTTAATCCTCTGTAAAATCGGTTCAATACCCGTACTCTTTTTTAAATTCTTCGTACTGCTTATAGTAAAAGTTTTTGATTCGTTCAGCTGGTTCTAAACCAAATTTTAGATTGGCTATTGTGGGGATTGCTCTTCCAGCTACAAGTGCTATATGTTTAAACAAGATGCCTTTTTCATGCTTTAGGTACATTACAAAGTTTCTAATGATTTCAAGCTCTTTATATTTGTTTTGTATCTCTTGCAGTTTATCCATATCAACTTTATTACCAACTATTGCTTTTTTATACCTTTTCGTTGTGCTTGATGGTGCAAAATATACCCAGTGTAGACCTGTCTCTTTAACTGCTTCAGCCTTTGTTACAAGTCTCATATTTCATCCTTTATACCAACCTTGAGTCAAGTGCTTTCTCTTCCAGGTATTTGATTATTATGTGTTGCTCTTCACTTGTCATAACCTATCTCCTTAAAGTGCCAGTTAGACCGGCACTTCTTCAGTGTTGTAAAACTCTTCAACCATAACTTTTAAGCCATTAACATCGTTTAGAGTGCTTTCTATGTTCTCATCTGTCAATTGGTAGCGTTCTATAAAACCTTTTAAGTCATTTCTCTTAACACCTGCCTGGATCAAATCAGGGTAGTGTTTTTCAAGGTTGCCAATCTCTTTTTTAGGTGGTAGTACTTGCGTGTTAAGCGTTTGTGGTTGTGGTTGTTGAACTTGTGGCTTCTCTTCCAATCTCACTGGCTCATCTTCTAAGATAGTAGCTTCGATTACTCTCTCATCATCAAGCGGTAATTTTTTAGCTACTTTCTTAATGGCTTTTGCAAGGTACATCTCTTCAGTCCACTCAAGCCAGATGTTGCTAAGTTGTCCTGCTTTTTGATTTTGGCTCTTTACTCTTAGTTTTTCAAGCACTCTAAAAGGGATGAACTCGCTATACTCTTGTCCGTCTTTGTGCTGTGCATAGACGATTGCACCTTTTAGATTGTTGTATACCCAGGCTCCGTTGTCGTTTTGTCTTTCATCATAGTTTGGTTCAAATTCTATTTCATCTTTTAGTCCTGCAAATTTGATAGAAAATCTATCTACATCATAGACCGCTACTGCACGGATCGCCCATCCTGCACGGTTTAACAGTGTTATGTAGCCTTTGTAACCGATCTGAAGTTGAGCAGTTAGACCACCATTTTTCAGGTTAAATGGCACTACGTAAGCCTGACCAAATAGTGGGTTTGGATTTAGTCCTAATTGCACTATCTCAAAGGCTGTTTTTACTATGCTTTCAGGGCTTACATCTCGTAAGTTTTTGTTCATAGCTATAGAGGTGATAGCACTTGCATATTTGTTGCGTGTGGCTTTGTCCTGGACAAATAGTGCTAATTGTGGCATTCTCTCTTTTATGAGATTTCTTACTTCTGTTTCTCGTTGTTGGTATGGTGTTATATTGCTCATTATTTCTCCTTAGTAAGTCGGTAATAAAATAGGCTCAAAAAGTCCGTTAAGTGTTAATCCGTTCTTTAGGATAGAGTTATATCTATCAAGTATCTGGATCGCCTCATTGTGTCCACGTTGTAAATCTTCTGGGAGTATCTTTACTCCTCTTACCCATAAGTTTGATGTATTTGCAAAGATTAGGACACATTCTTTAACTTCTACACCTGACAATTCAAGTACCATTTTGTAAAAAGCAAGTTGTCGGTGGTACTTCCTATCGTAAATAGTTTTTGAAAGTAGGTAATCACTTGTTACATCTGTGCTTGTAGTTTTGAGATCAATCAGCACTCCGTCATCTGTTAAAAAATCAGGTCTACATTTGACTTTTATTTGGTCGTTCCAATCAGATATATAGCTCTGTTCAGCTTTGCCGCTTAAAGGCTCTATTAGCTTTCTTGCTCTATCTGATAGCGTTTTCGCCTTTTCATAATCGCTTTTTGATATAATCTCTTTACCGTTTACTGTTTGAAGCCAGTTAGCTCTGGCTTCTTTGTACGCTTTGGAGTTCTTGTTTAGCTCGCAACCCTCAAAGTCCTCCACTGCGTACTCTTCAGTAAACTTTTCAGGCTCTAGGGTTAAGGCGTGGACCAACGTACCAAACTCTAAAGCCTTAGACTCTATCTGTGGTCTAAATCCCAGTGCGTAAAGGTATGGATTTGTTTCAATGTAGCTCAAATCGCTATTACTTATAGCGTCAACAGCTCTATATTCTGCATTTGTCATTTGTCCATCCTTATTGGTTTTCCGTTATAAAAACTGACTGTCCAGTCCCAGTATTTCTCTTTAGCTATTTTTTCGCCTTGTATTCTGCCGATCAAGTATGCTACCAGTGCTAGTGGAACGGTTAAAAGTGTTAGTAATTCAATCATTTGTTAATCCTCAAATGGATTGTAAGGCTCTTCAATGCCCAAATCTTCACAGGCTTGGTCAAGTATTTGGCTAAAAGTATAAGAGCGTCCTGTTCGTTTATATATGTCATGGTACACATCTCTTACGCTTTGCAGATACTCTAGTCCACCATCAGGGTGTTCATTCAGATTTATTAGCTTTTCTATTGTTTTATCTGTTACAATATTTATATCTGTTGTTTCGTGGTCTTTTATTTTAGGCGGATTTGTGCTCATTTCGTCTCTCCTGTATGCGTTGTATGTTTATGGGACTAAAGTAAATTTTTACCCGTCTTTCTATCTGTTCCAAACACTCCTTAATTGTTGGTATCCTCCACTTGCTACGGTATAGTAAAAAAGAGTTAAGTTCTATGTGTTGGATCTTGTCTATGGTTATCATCGCTTTTTTCTCCTTTCATCAGTAATCATTAAAACCTTCAATTTCAAAACAATCTAGCAGTTTTGAAAATTCTTTTTCTATATTTTTAATTTTTTCGGCAGGTACTTTGTGATATTTATTTGTTCTTGTAGACTTTCTAGCTTCATCAATCTTTATCAGAAGATTTTTAGCTACATCTTCAACTTCATCTAACGTTTCAAAAATGCTAAATTCTGCTTTTAAATTAGTTCTAATTTCAGTCATCTCTTTTTTCTCCTATGCTTGATATTTTTATGTCTTGCTTCATGAGCGTGTTTAAATGGTTTAGAGAGAGCTTTTTCAAGCTGGGTTTTGCATTCGGATAGTTCTTTTTGTAGCTTTACATTTGCTTCATCAAGTATGGCTATCTGCTCTCTTTTGTCATTGCATCGCTGTTTTAGCTCTTTTATCTCTCTATTTAGTTCTTCAATCTGAGCTTTTTGGCTTGTTGCGTTGTGGCAATATGCATCTTTCTCTTCTCTTAGTTCCTGGTTCTCTTTAGTCAGCTGTTCATTTAACCTTAGCAGGTCAATCTTCTCATCATATAATTTAGAATTTGCCTTAATGAATCCTGCTAACTCTCTTTCAAGTCGTGCAGTCTCTGTTTTGTAGTAATTTGATTCAGTGTTTCTTGCATACCCAAAATGTTTCAAGATTTTTTCAAACATCTCTAACGTCCTTTACTATATATTCAGTTTTTACCCATTCTTCATCGCAATATGGGTTATCAGGACTATCTTTAAATATTTTCCTGTATTCATATGTAGTACCACACTCCCAACACTTAACCTCTCCCTTGTCTTCCATAAGATTAACACCGTCAGTATCTATAATTTCTGCACCACACTTAGGGCACAGGTCAGAAAACACAATCATTCTTTCAGGCATCTCTAGTCCTTTCATTAGATTTAAAAGCTCTCAATCAGACGCACCGGCGGTTTCCCGTAGTAAGGTCAACGCGAAATGTATTAAGGAGAAATAATGAATCTATGTCTCGACCGATTATTATGTTTTGAAAGGAACCTATGGCATCCAAGCAGGACAAATCATAAGGAGTCACAATGTGCGAATGTATCTTTTTTCGGTGCGTCTGGGTGAAAGCTCTTTGTGAGAGTGCCTTTTTGTTCCGACAACTGCCTCCAGAACCTATGGCTGATGTGTGATCTTACGCTTTATTCTTCGATAACGCTATAGGAACGGTCGCTCGAACCGCTTGACATTACCTCTATCAAAAGTCGGTCTTTGTTAGCACTCTCATCAAAAGCTTTGATAATTGCTTATTTTTAATATAAATTAAGAGATTTATCGTATAATTACATAAGGTTTTTCCATTATTTGCTTTATGAAGCAAAGAGTGGAGGAACTCAACCCAACCCCTCCATATCCGAACCAATAAGCCTCAATGGTTTGTGTTTGCAGACACTAAGCCGTTGGAACTTCCACCCTATCTGTCGTTTTGGCAGATGGGGTTTTTTTTTGTCATTTTC